CACGTCACGGTCGCTATCACCGTACGCGGTGTCCTCTTCAAGCAGAATCCCGTTGCCGTGGATTCCTTCAAGGTAGTTTGTCATGGTCGGACTGAGGATATGGTCCCCGTCCGTCAGCCCGTCAACGGCAGTAGCCGTACCGGTCAGCGTCAAATTGGCCTTTGTGTGCCGTGAAAGTGGGTTGCCTGTCATCATTCCACCTCAATAACAATCTGAATCTTCATTTCATTGGACCCATTTTTCGTGAAGGGTGCAATGTTGAATCGTGCCACCGGAAGGAAGTCGTCGGTGTCGCGCATCTGCACGTACACTTCGCGCAGCGACTCGCTGAACGATTCGTCAAAGGGCACGGTTGCTTCAATTAGGACTGAAGAATCGTCAACGATGGTTACCGCAGGTACGAGCGTGATGGCGGGTCGGCCTGCTGAACCGTCGTCACTCGTTGCGGGCGTACCATCAAAGCCGAGCGTCACCTCGTTGATGTTCGCCGCCACCGTCTCAATCAGCAGACGGCGCAGGTGGTTGGAGACAGGCATCACACTTCCTCCGTCGGTCCCTTGGTCATGCCGATGGACAAACCGTTGCCACCAATTTTACCACGTGTACGGGTGCCTTTAACGCCGCCGATGAGGATAGCCGTGTTGTTCACCCTTCGACTCGTAATTGTTGTCGTCACGATGAGGTCCACTTCACCAAAGAACGACAGGTTGTGACCTACGCGCTGCACGTACGTCGAAGGACTCTCGTTGTTGCTCATGACTGTCGAGGACTCTCCGATGCCCTGCAACACTCCCTCAAGACCCGTTTCAATGTTCAGCAGCGTCAGGTCGCTTGTGGCCTCAAGCGGGTGATGGATGACTTCGGTGATGACCTTGTTATCCCCACCGTACTTGATGACCATGCCGGGGCGCATGTACGTGAGGTCGAGGTGTCCCGAAGACGTGATGGCACCCTTGCTCAAGGCCTGACCCTTGAGGATTTGACGCGCCACGCGCCGTGCCGCGTTCGTAGTGCGCACCGTATGGTCAATGACAGGTGAGGGGCTTTCGCGCACTTCCTCAGCCTGACTTTCAGCATCACTCACGGTGACAATCACCAAGTCGTTCAGGGCCAACGGTAGGCCCTGCACCGTCACGGAGTTGTCCGAGTTATCCACAGGTGATTCACTTTGCGTACCGGTGCGCAGGTTCTCGTCAATGCTGACGTTGCTCTCACTAAACGACACGGGCACGTACAACAGGTTGCCGAACCGGTCAAGCAGGATGATGCGGCTATCGTGCCGCCCAAGGAAGCGCAGCGCGGTCATGAGGTTCGTGTTGGTGAAGTCTTGACCGACGAAGCGTGTGCTATGGTTGCGGTACGATGCGGTCAGGTTGCGCGGTCGGGACAGGCCGATGCTTGTCGTACCGTTGGTCGCGCTCTCCGCGAGTCTGATGGCGAGGTCGCTTGTGCGCAGACCTACGCCGATGGGCTGCCCAAGCCGTACCGAATCGCCGGTAAAACCAATGCCATTTAACGTGCGACCTTTCATGTTGCGGAGCGAAAAAAGCACCCCGTTGCTTGAGGTTGAAATACCATCTCCGATGAGTCGCTGCGAAAAATCAGACCCATTAAACATCAGCATGGGCTTGTTGGTGTCGGAGAGTACATCAGAACCAAAGAACGGCGAGCCTGCGAACGTGTGACCGGCTGCACTCTTGTGCGTCAGTTGGACGGTTGACTCCCCCTCCACGACCGTGTACTCACGCTCGGGCATGACTTGCAACGTGCGCGTCATGTTCTGCTCAACGGTGACCTTGGGCTTGCCGCTCTTTTGCACGCTAAGTCGCCCATAGTGAATGGCGTTGTCCACGAACACAGGCTTGCGTACGTGAGTCATGATGGCATCAGGCTCACCATCATACCGTGTGCCCTGAATTACGGTCATGGGTTAGTCGCCTCGGCAAACGGTACAGTATCAGCCCACCTACCCGAGTCCGTAAGTTCGTAGGTGTAATCCTTTCCTTCAGGTAACCCGTAGTATCGCGCTATTGATGCAGGCGTCTGATGAGAATAGGAGTCCATAGGAGAGAGTCGTACGAGTTGTTCTCTCGGAAGTTGACTGAGAACCATTGCCTCATTCAGCCCTTCAGGTGCTTGATGCCTTCCACGAAACATGAACTCAAGTTTTCTTGGGTCACCTCGATAACCAACCCAAGGGTCAGCGGGACTACCTCTTTCCGTTGCTACACGTTTCATATCGTACGCATTTGGTAAAGTCCACCACGTACCATCCTCTTCAGTAGGAATGCGTTTAATGCCCCTACGATTTTCAGCCTGAGATAACTCAAACAATTCGTTGTGTTCGCTTTGTGGAAGTGGCTTAACACCTTCACCCATCACTTGCACAAGTCTTTCAGGACTCAATCTGCGAATCAATGTCATTTCACCATGTGGTGAAGGAAACTTCGGGTGATGTTCTCCGAGTGTGGTTTGACGTGTTTTACGCGCCATTTCTTCTTCGGTTATACCGGTACCCGGACCCCGTGTAGTCGTGGCTTTCACGATGTAATACCACGCAGCATCCATTGGACTCATTTTCACCACTTCACTTTGTCAGCCCAATACGCCGCACTCAACTTGCCCCGCTTGATGTTCTTGGCGTGGCGAGCCTTGAACGATTCACGACGCTTGCGGTATGAATCAGACTCGCCTTGCTTCTTCGGAGAGCCGGACACGCCCTGCTGACCGAAGCGAATGGTCTTGACCTTCCCGCCTTCACGGGCCACGACGACGTGGCTCTTCTTCGGATGGTTGGGCGTGCGCTTGGGCTTGTTGAAGCCGCTCACACCCGCGCGAGCAAGCCGTGGGTCACGCTCGGCTTTCTGCATGTCAAGCGGTGAGCCGCACGTTTGACACGCACCTGCGGTCGCGGGAGTCTGAGCCAAGCAGTTCGGGTTAGTACAAGTCGCCATACCGGGTTGTACACCAACCATTCGACGCTTTACGAGTACATCGCTCTTCTCGACCTTCTCTTCCTTCTTGGGCTTACCAAGGGCAATGACCACGACCATGCCTTTCTTTGCCTTCTCTTCCTTCTCGGCTTTTTGAACGCCCACCGGCATTCGGCTACGCAGGTCGTTCACCATGTTTGCGTACGCGGGGTTCCCGTATTCAAACAATTTCATCTGATTTGGGTCTTGTTGAATGGAAGACAAGAATTGCAACGTGTCACGGGCTTGCATGTAATCTGTCATACCGCCCTGCCATGCGCGGTCAGACAAATCTCCTTCCCACACGTCCAACATGGGTCGGTAGTCCTTTACTCGCTGAGCCAATTCAGCAAGTTCGTCTTTGTCCACATTACCGAATTGGTTTCGTAGGTTTATAGCGTAATTTGGTTCAAACTCGCCACGTTGGAAGTCAATGGGTACGGCACGATGACCACGGAACGAGCGGAAAGCAGGGTCAAACACTCTCACTTGTCCATCTTGCAGTCCCACGTTGGGACCTTTAGCGTCTGAAAGACTCAAAAATTGCATCAATGGGTCAGAAAGAATTGATTCCACTTCTTGTTCATGTCCGTGAAAATTGTTCCTACCCGGCCCGAACACCTTCTCCATTTGTCGTTGTTCAACCGCTCCGCGCACAGGCGTTTCAGGCACAATGGGGAGGTTCATGTCAGCAAGTGCTTGAGAAAGCGCAAGCGTAGCAAAACGGTTTGGTGAGTGAGATGAGTCATGTGGCACCTTCCGTACAGGTTGAGACTTGTCGTCGGGAATAGTAGCGGTGCGATAGAAACCTGAAGTCGTGCGGGCCTTGACAATTGTTGGTTTCCCTCCAACACCTTGCTTCTTTGCTCGCTTCCTCTTGGTGGCTGCCTGCTTTTCACCCTCGCTCATCGAGCCTGATGTACGGGGCGTCTTGGAACTGACCTTGACTGATGGGCGGCACTTAGGGTAGCCCTTGCTGCTCTTGCTTGCCTTGGAGCGGCCACAGGGCGGGTGCTTGCCGTCCTTGTCTTTGCGGCTTACGTCCACCCACTTCTCCTTGAACCAACGGCGCAAGTCCTTGATGACAAGCACATCGTGGCAAGTGCAGCGGTCAGTCACTTCTTGTCCCCCTTCTTCTTTCGGAACTTGCCTTGACAGTACTGCACGGCCCAACCGTTCGCGTACGCGGAGGGGTACACCTTGAACTTCCGCTTAGCGGCCTTCTTGCCCGCTTCGCACAGTTCCTTCAAAACGGCCCAAGATTCGTCCATCGGCGTCATAGTCCAAGCCTCCCCCACGTACCTATGCCTTCTCCCACCCAATTTTCAGGCAATCGAACCAATCTTTCAGGAGGAATGTCCTGTTGAATGAAGGCTTCAGGTCCTTCTTCAGCATACCCTATGTTTCTAAATTGACCTCTCATATCCGCCGGATTCATTCTTACACCAACAAATCCTCGTTTATCTGTGTTCACATCAGTATAAACCGTACCCGGTACGTGTGCGAACCATGGAACATGCCCCGTGGGGTAAAACCAAGTGCCTTTATCAGATAAATCAAAATTGAATCTTTTGATGTTTGGCTCTTCGTCCCTACGGTCTTCCTCCCACAACGCGCTTTCCAAGGACAAAGGCTGCGCTTTCAATCCATGAGTGAAGATTTTTTCATAAGGCTGAACCAACTCAGGGTCAAACTCAGGAAACTCCCTGATACTGTCAAACCACGCTTGGGTAGGATGCGCACGACGCATGGTTACAGGGCCATATGGACTTGGAAAATCAGGGTGAAACTCACCAAGAGTAGTTTGACGCTTAAGCAAAAGCCAAGCCTCTCCCATCGGCGTCATGACGCATCACCCGAATGGTCTGATTCACCGTAGTCAACATCTCCTTTATGCCCCTTCGGGTGCAGGGATTGGCTGAATCGAGCCTTCACGGTGTAGTCTGCACGTCGCTCGGTGTCGTCGCTTTCCGCGCTTGTACGCCTACGCGCAGCGTCACTACGATGGTGCTGCAAGGAGTTCTCGCTAATGACAAGTCGAGTCACGTCGTTGTCCAATTTGCTTGTGTCCATGCCGTTTGAGCCGCCGAGGTTTGGCCCCTTGCTATCAGGTACGGTGTCGCTCGTTGCAATCACCATGTGATACACAGGCGCGTAGGGTGGGTTGGTGTCGGGGTTGGTGGCCCTGATGTACTCGCCCGCAGACGCACGCGCTGAGGGCATCTCGTAGGCGTACACGCCGTACTTGCCGCCACCCGTGGTCGAGAAGTAGTTGGAACCGTACTGTGGGCTGCTGCTATGCAGGTTGTTGTTGGGGCGGAACATCTCAACGTGCTGCTCGTCAAGCAGACGCACAGGCCTGAACATGAACGAGATGGTCTTGTCGGTGTGGTTCATCTGCGCTGAAGTACTGTCAAACGTGGACGTAGCGTACGGGTTGCTTGCCTTGTCTGCACCAACCGGTCCCCACCCGTAGTCGCTGACCGCAGCGAGGTAGTTGCGCGTTTCTGCCACGTACGTACCGCCAAGCGGGTTGAAGTTGCTTGTGTGGCTGAAGCGAGCGACACCACCAACCGGCTGCGCACCAAAGTTCAGTCCCGTATAATCGAGGTCGCCAATGGACTGCGAGCCTGCGGTCATGCCGCCGACCAGCACGACGCGCTGCCCCACTCCACGGTCTGCGTGCAGACTGTGCGCTTCGGTGTTGAGCGCGATGAGGTTGTCGTCCAC